AAAAGAAAAGACTCAATTACTCACAAGTATAGATGATGTAGTTGTGGACTTACAAAAAAAATCAGATAGTCTTACAGAAGATATAAAATCAGTTAAGGAAAATTAATGGCCTATAAAATCGATAACGAAGATGAACTTATCGTTGTTGGAGATGGACCTGTAACAGAAAATGAAGTTAGGAAAATCTTCAAGCAAACAAATACGCCTGAGTTCTATGAATTAGAGGCTGCCGAAGTAATTGAATGCCTACTTGATGATTCAGATTTACCACTAATTCCAAACTCAAGTCCACCCACAAGAGATTACTCTACTTATGGTCATGTAAGATGTAGGATGGTTGTTAGTAACAAAGGTTCACAAGATATCATACAAGCGGCACCACTTGATGCCGATATTAAAATATATCCTTATCCAGGTGAATATGTAATTGTTGCAAAATATCTTGGTGAATTTTTTTATACTCAAAAAATAAATTTAAAAAATAGAACAGATTCTAATAAATTAAGTGGGTTAAGTAAAGTACAACATGCTTTCCAAATAGAATCTTATAAAAAAAATCTACCACGAATTGAAAATAGTAAAATACGAATGTTAGATGCGGAAGAAGGTGATATTTCACTTGAGGGGAGATTTGGAAATACTATCAGATTAGGTAGTAATGTAAAAAGTACAATAACAGATGATGGTGGGGTAGATGATACTACGGGTAAGGCAAATTCACCCAATGTAATAATAAGAGCAGGTCAAGGTGTGGATGAACAGATACACCTGAAGCCAGTTAAGGAAGATATTAATTTAGATGGTAGTTCTTTGTGGATGACGACAGACCAAACCGTTGATTTTAGTTCACATTATAAAAGTAAAGTTGGTGATTTAGATCCTAAAGTATTTGAAGGTAAACAAATTTTAATAAATTCTGATAGGATAGTTTTTAATTCCAGACAAGACACATATTTATATTCATCACGAGATATAAATTTAGTTAGTAAGAATAGAGTTGTAATTGAAGGACACGAAAAAGTTTTTCTTGGTGATGCACCAAAACAAGGAGAGGATGTTGGATGGACTAGCTTTAAGAATCCATCAATTCAACCTGTACTGAAAGGTGACCAAACAATGGATATTATCAAATCATTAATTGGATATTTAGAACAATTTGCTGGAGATTTATCACCAGCCAAAGGTGGTGGTAATTGGGGGATGCCAGTTCCATTGACAGATGTAATAACATCTTGTCTTAATTTAAAAGGAAGTCTTACAGAATTAAAAACTCGATTAAATGAACCAAAAAGTGATGTGGTATATGTTGGGGATAAGAGGTAATTAGATGCCAATAAGATGTAGATCGATAGCAGGACAAAAAGTTGTTTTGGGACCAGGTGAACCAATTATAGCTGGATGCGAACTCATAGATGGAAGTGGAATATTTGATAATAAAGAAGAATTTCCAATGAGATTCTGTGAAATAGATGGTGTAGCTGGAGATGATGGGGCAGTGGTAATATGGCCCGATACAGGAAATGATTTACTTAAATATGGAGAAGGTGAAGATGTACCTGTGGGAACGGTACTTCATGTTGGATGTGTAATAGAGAATGGTGAAATAAAATGTGCACCATACACCACACAATCTCCATCTACTGCAGTAAGTGAAGATGGTAGCGAGATAACAGGTGAAGATGTTGATGAGGGAGAAGAAAAAGGATTTTGTGTTGGTTCGGGAAATGTTAATTTACCTGACGATGAAGATTTCCTTTCTCAATTAGCAAACTTTGAAATTCCTGATTTACAAGCATTTGCCCTAAGTGGGTTTACCGCAAAAATACAAGAGTTGATGGGTAAACTGAATCAGATATTAGGTAAGTTAAACGCTGAAGTTGATAAGATAATGTCACAGGCTGTTATTGATCCTGAAGATGTTTGTACACCACCCGTAAAGGCAGCTATAAGAAATATGTTAAAGATAATGGCAGCAATAATGAAGGTGATGCCAGTATTACAAAAAATAATACAAGTTATTAAAATTATTAGAAAGGTCATAAAGTTAGTAAGAAAGATTTTAAAGTGGACACCACCATTTGTTGTACCAATTATTGAAGGATTGATGAAAGTCTTAAACATAATGGGATTAGTTGATATGTGTGTTTCTACATTGTTGAAAACCGTTGGAAGATTTACATCATTAGTACCAATTTTACAAGCACAACTTATGAGTATTTTAGCACAATGTGCAGGACAAGAAAATTTAAAGTCTAAAGAAGAATGTGAAGCTGCAGGTGGTACTTGGATTGATCCACAAGACTTAAAAGACTTACAAGATATGTATGATAAGATATCAAACGAAACAGAAAATTTAAATACTGATGAATCTATTGGATTCTGTTCAATTACAGAACACTTGACAAAAGAAGCTTGTGAAGCTGCAGGTGGTACTTGGACAGACTTAGATGTGGATACAGACTTCGGTGAAGTAGATACATCAGCACTATCAAAAGAACTCGCGAAGCAAATGGAAGAATTAGATAGGTGTTTTGCAGACGAAGAATTAAATTCCTATCTAAGAGGTTTTTAACAAAGGAGATAACAATGAAAAAACAAGAACTAATAAAGATAATTGAATTAGTAGTTCGTAAAGAAGTGAAGAAACAGGTAAACGAGATATTTATTAAGGAGAATAATAAAACTCAGGAACCATCACTTACCGAGTTAGTTTCAGAACCAATCAATGAAGTTGAAACAAAGCCTAAAAAG